CGGTAAAGAAACACTTTCTAAGATAAAAGAGACATTACAAGAAAATAATTTAGTAGTTAAGCACAAATACGGTAAAGATTACTCTTTATAATTAAAAAACACATATTTATTATAACAAGCAAGTTATGGATTACGTACAAGAATTACAAGACACTGACATTATGAATAAACTCTTTTGTACATTTTCGCCAAAAGAACATTTAGACGACAGGTTATCGGAAATAAATAGAGAGTATAAAATTCTTTATAGCAAGATCTTTGTGCTTGCTTCTCCAGAATCAGAAGATTATCTGTGCACCTATAATATAGAGCCTGAGGAAAAGAACATTAAAATTATCCCCAATACAATTCTCTTACACCGAAAAAAAGAGAGCAATACATTGTATACTATAAATGCGTTAAATATTCTCATAAAGAATATCAATAACGGAGTTTTAGATCCTACCTTTCCTATTCCATGGAAAGATTATCAAAACAGCGTACTTCTTACGCAAGATTCCCAACTTAGAAGATTAAATACGGTTATACATAGAATTGTCACCGTATAGATTAATTGTTTTTATTGAAAGGTTTTTTGTATTTTTAAATAAAATGTTATAATTTATGGATTTAAACAGTCTAAAATCACGATTGGCCACCTTACAAAATCCAAGAGGCGGTCAGAAAAAGGACTTCTCAAATGTAATTTGGAAGCCCGGCGTAGGTAAACACTCGATTCGAATAGTTCCGTCTAAGTACAACAGACAGAATCCGTTTAGAGAGGTTTTTATTCACTACGGTATTGGTAATAAGATGATGGTATCACCAACAACGTTTGGCGACAAAGATCCCATTATAGAATTTGCTCAAAATTTAAGAAGAAGCTCTGAGAAAGACGATTGGTCTCTTGCTAAGAAATTGGAACCAAAACTAAGAGTATTGGTACCTGTTATTGTTAGGGGCGAAGAAGACAAAGGAGTTCGCCTTTGGGAATTTGGTAAGCAAGTTTACATGGATCTACTGTCTCTAGTAGAAGACGAAGACGTTGGCGATTACACAGACCCTATTCAAGGTAGAGACATCACCGTTGAAACATCTGGTAAAGAAACAACTGGTTTGATGTATAACACTTCGACCGTTAGGGTTAGAACAAAAATCACTGCATTGTCAGAAGACGCAGAAAAAGTAAAGTTTTGGATGGACAATCAACCAGATCCAGCTGGCTTATTTAAACGTTTCTCTTACGATGAAATGAAATCTGCTTTGATGAATCACTTGAATCCGAACGAAGAAATCAAAGAACACGCAGATTCAGTAGAATCTAAAGAACCAGAGAGCGACTTGCCTTGGGACAAACCTCAAGATAGATACGCTTTAAGTACTCAAAAATCGAGTATTGACTCAAAGATCGACGATCTTTTTTCAGATTTCTAAGTGATCACCTCTTTTCCCCCTCAAACAAAGAGGGGGATTTTTTTAAAACAATATTATGGCTAAAGCAACAAAATCATTAAACGCGACTGTGTCGCAGGCAATAAAAGGGAATTTCAATCTAGACAGTTTTAAGAAGTCTAAAAATTTAAGTTCTACATCAGTAAAGTTCAAAGATCAAAGGTGGATACCTTTATCACCAGCTTTTCAAGAAGCTCTTCAAATACCAGGCATTCCAGTTGGTCACATCACTCTTTTGAGAGGACACTCAGATACTGGAAAAACAACAGCTCTGTTGGAAGCAGCAGTGTCTGCACAAAAAATGGGTATTCTACCTGTGTTTATTATTACCGAGATGAAATGGTCTTGGGAGCACGCAAGACAGATGGGACTTCAATTTAACGAAGTCGCAGATGCAGACGGAGTAGTATCTGATTATAACGGATTCTTTATTTTCGTCGATAGAGAGAAACTAAACTGTATAGAAGACGTATCGGCCTTTATCGCAGACATTCTAGACGAACAAAAGAGAGGTAATCTACCATACGATTTGTGTTTCTTTTGGGATTCTGTAGGATCTATTCCATGCAAAATGAGTTTAGAAAAGTCTACAAACAATAACGAATGGAATGCGGGAGCGATGTCTCAACAGTTCGGTAATTTCATCAATCAGAGAGTGATTTTATCCAGAAAAGAAAGTCAACCGTATACAAACACTATGGTAGCCATCAACAAAGTTTGGGTAGCAAAGCCTGAAACTATTATGAGCCAACCTAAGTTATGTAACAAAGGCGGTAATACTATGTATTTCGATGCATCTCTTGTTATTACTTTCGGTAATATTGCGTCCTCAGGAACCAATAAAATCAAAGCAACAAAATCAGGCAAAGAAGTAGAGTTTGCAAAAAGAACAAAAATTAGTTGTGATAAGAATCACGTAACAGGAGTAACAGCTGTCACTAAAGTTATCATGACCGTTCACGGATTTATATTCGATGACAAAAAACATTTGGACAAATATAAAGAAGCTCACGCAGAAGAGTGGATGGAAATATTAGGTTCAGGTCCATTCGAAGTAATAGAAGAAGAGGATTCATCATCAAAAGCCGATGTCTTTGACACTGAAGAATAAAACATATGAAACAAGATTATAAAAAAATATTCGATTCTCTAAAAGACGAAAAGTTAGATTTATCTCTAAATAGTCGAGTGCTAATTATTGATTCTCTAAATAGTTTTTTGAGATCATTTACAATTATAAGACACATCAATCACACTGGCAATCACATAGGCGGATTGACAGGTTACTTGAGATCTCTATCCTACGCAATGGGTTTAATTAAACCGACCAGAGTGATTTGTGTGTTCGATGGACAAGGCGGATCTACCAACAAACGTTATCTATATCCAGAATATAAAGGCAATAGAGGAATCAATCGGGTGACTAACTGGGATATGTTTGAATCGCAAGAAGAAGAATCTGAGTCTATCACTAATCAGTTGATAAGATTGGTAGAATATCTAAAGTGTTTGCCTATAGATTTGATATCGATAGACAAGATAGAAGCAGATGACGTTATAGGATATATGGCTGGTCAAATAGACGGCAAAGTGTGGATTTCTTCATCAGATAGAGATTATTTGCAACTTGTTTCTGATAGAGTTACGGTATTTTCTCCTACGAAAAGAAAGTTTTATGATCCTAAATTGGTGCTTGACGAATACGGAGTAACCGCAGAGAATTTTCTTACACAAAAAATATTGCTCGGAGATAGCGGCGACAACGTTCCTGGAGTCAAGGGCTTGGGTTCTAAGACTCTTATAAAGTCTTTTCCTGAATTGGGTACGACAGAGGAAATCTCTTTAGAACAGGTATTAGATAAATGTAAAAAAGAAGATAAAAAAATATTTTCAAGTATCTTGAATTTTGAACACCAACTTCACATCAATAAAAAATTGATGGACTTAAAAAATCCTAATATTCCAGAGGAAGCACTCGAAGAAATAAATAGTTGTCTACTTAATCCGAATAAAGAGTTAAATTCCCAGAAGTTCGTTAAATTGTATAACGAAGATCAATTAGGAAATGCAATAAATAATGTGCAAGCTTGGTTGTTCAACAATTTTAACCAAATAAAAATGTTTAAATAGAAAATATGGAAAATAACGAAAAGGTTTTGAACACGCTAACAGCGTACGGTCCAGGATTTCAAATCAAAGTTTTGAGCAGCTTACTAAAGCACAAAGAGTTTTTACAACAGATAAATGATGTCATCTATCCAGAGATGTTCGACAATCCAAGTTCTCAATGGATAGTTTCTCAATTGCTGAAATACTTCTACAAGTATCACACAACTCCAAGTTTGGATTATTTACAAGTAGAAGTCAAAAAGATAGAGAATGAAGTATTAAAGGTGAGTGTAGTAGATCAAATCAAAGAAGCTTACAAAGCTTCAAACGAAGATCAAGATTACGTAGAGCAAGAGTTTGGAAATTTCTGTAGAAATCAGCAGCTAAAAAAAGCATTGCTGTCATCTGTAGATCTTCTTGGAAAAGGTCAATACGAAGAGATTAGAATATTAGTTGAACAGGCTATGAAAGCCGGTCACGATAAGAACTTGGGTCACGAATACGATAAAGACGTAGAGACTCGATATAGAGAAGAAGAAAGAGGAGCAGTAGCTACGCCTTGGAACCATCTGAATGAATTGTTGATGGGAGGACTTGGAAAAGGCGATTTAGGAATAATATTTGGAAACCCTGGAGGAGGAAAGTCTTGGATGCTCGTAAATTTAGGCGCAGAAGCAGTGAAAAGAGGAAGGAACGTAGCGCACTATACGTTAGAGCTGTCTTCTGACTACACAGGAAAAAGATACGACTCATTGTTTAC